ATCAAGTCCTCTAAGATATATCCCGGCGCTACGATCCTATATCGTTCCTGCCCCAGCTGCTGTCCTCCAACGCCGTGGATCAGCTGCTTCTGCGCGTATATAACGCGCAACCGTCGTATCAATTCCTTCATCGCTCACTCCCTGGCCGTTACAGATACATCAACGCTATGCCGACAATGACTAAGACGTAAGCTAATGGTCCTCGTGTGAATATTCCGCAGAACATAACGACGAGTCCGAGCGCCCATACCGCGCTCATCGCTCACTCCCTGACTTCGCGGCGTCGAGCATGGCTTTGTATCCACGCCTTACAATGTCGGCTGCGCGCGAATAGCGCACATCCACAAACATCGTCTCGTGGCCGGCATGCAGCATCGCCTCTGTCGGCTCCACTGGCACGCTCACCATCCCCGGCTCGGCGGGGGAGTGACGACGCATGGTGTAGATGCATCCCTCTAACGAATTGGCGGCCACATCTCGCCCGGCTCTTATAGGTTGCTCGTACAGAGAGTCGATCTGTTTTCGGCAGATGGCGATGCACTGCTCGACCCCCTGCGCGAAAGTCGGCTGCTCGCGCAGGGCTTGGCGAATGGCGCTCTCGATAGCAGCAACCTTGTCGCTCACGAAGAAATGCGCTGGTGTCAGGGCCTTCGTCGCCAACTCCCGTATCCGTTCCTCGCTCAACTCAGCCATTGCTATCTCCTTTCGGCAGGCGGGCGAGGCGCCTTCGGCAAGCTCACATATCCTCTCCTCGCTCACCGGCTCGCTCTGCGCGGGGATGGCGGCGAGGGCCATGTCACAAAGGTCGTCGAGTTGAGGTAATGCCAACTTGAATCCTTCGCCCAGTGGTGTGCCATGCGTCTTTGACGCAAGAAGGCTATATCCGTTACGCAGGGCTACGCGCCATTCCTCTATCCGCTCCCTCGTCAGGCGCTTCGTCGTGTCGGTCATCCCCTCTGCGGTCAAACTCTGTTCGGTGGTCATTGGCGGGACTCCTGCTCAAGCGCCGCTCGCGCCTTTTCCGGTGTGTCGCCGAATCCCGCGGCACTCTCTTGCAAATTAGTGAAGTCCGGATAGACCGCGCACCACGCGTTGCCGTCCATGAACACTCGAGAGTTAGGGCCTCCGTGAGCGCTGCAAGCCAGCCCCGGAACGTAACCAGCGTACAAATGGTCAGTCCGATATATGTATCCGTCCCATCGAACACGCGTGTCACCTTCCGGGCGTTCGCCATAGGCCGGTTGGTCGCAGAATCCAGCGGGGCATCCGTCTGACCACATCGGCACGGAACACTTGCCAATCCCGTTTGCGTCTACCTGCTTGTGCCATTCAGAAATCCTGCTCACACTCCCTCCTTCCGCTGGGCGAGTGCGGCTATTGCCTCAAGATATAAGCCGGCAACTTCTCGCACACCGGCGGATACGGCAGTGCAGTCCGCTATGCGCTTGAGGTCGCTTGGATCGGCGTTCGCGATGTCACTTTTTGCGCAAGCAACTATCCGTTTCAGTGCCTTCTCCAGCTCCTGCGCTCGGGCCTCGGCACGTTCGGCGCGCTCCGTCGCAGCCTCGAATCCGGCGTGAGCATGGCTTAACTGCGTTGTGCCGAACACGTTGTGCCACGCGCGCAAGGCAATCTCCGCCGCCACTCGCGCTTGCTGCTCGGCGGCGAGCTCGGTTTCGAGCTGGCGGGCGTGATCGATTAGCCACACGATCTCAGAGTCGTCTGGCTCGTTCATGCCGGCAGTGACCTTGCCTATCAGCGCGTCCGTTCTCGGCGTTTTCGTTTCGCTCACTTCGATTCCTCCCGTTGTTCGTTCCCCAACTCCTTCTCCAGGTTCGCCACGTAGTCGTCCTGGGCCGCGCGCCACCGCATAAGATTGGCGGAAAAGTCTAGTCCATTGGACATGGCCGCAAATGCTCGCTGCATTCTGGCGTGAGCCGCGTTAAGTGCCGGCGTCATCATATCGCCCCCACCTCCCTCAAGTCGTCCACCATGTTCTTCGTGACATCTTCAACACCCACCACCAACGTCACCCGGTACCGCCCCACCAGCGCGCACGGAACCTCCGTCATACGCTGCTCGATCCTCCCTATCGTTGTCTGCGCCCGCCACGTCAGCGCCTCCCACCCACCATCCGTTTCAAACAGGAACACCTCATACTTCTCCGCCCATGAAACCGCCTTTCGTATGCGTGCCATCATTCTTGATGGCACATGGTTCTTGGGTCGCTCTTTGTGGCCGCGGATCTTTCTGGCGTGTGCTGCACGGCACGGCTTGCAGACGCGAGACAGGCCGTCAGGGGACCGCTTGTCCGGGCTGTAGTCGCGGCTGTGCTTCTTCTCGTGGCATTGGGTGCAGGGTTTCATGCGGATGCTCCAGATGTCAGTCGTTTATAAAAATTCCCAACCGCTAATATCTGATCTGGAGTGGCTGTGCTCTTGATCCGGTTCGCCAAAACACTCACCACAATCACGTTCCCTTTTACATAACCACGTCTGTTATTAATCCTGTCTATACTTGGAGATCCATCTGAAATAACACTCAAGTTCTGCTCTATCTTTATTCCCATAACAGGGCAGTGAGACGGAATGGATAGGTGTGACGCATCAATGTTGAATGCGATGCCCTTCTTTTTAGCTCTTGTCTTGGCGGATCGAATGAGCATTGATAGCTTATTCTCGTGGCGATGCCGAAGTGCCTTAGCCCTGGCGCAAGGGCGGCAATAAGGGGCCAGACCACAAAGCACGCTATTGCTTATTGCGAAATGCTTTGCGTCCTTTGTTTTTTTGCATGATGGACATCTCTTTTCACTCATCTTCGTAAGTAGTCCTCCATGCCACCTTTCCCTCACGCGATCCCTGTGCTCAGTCGCCTGCTTCACGCCGCAGGATTTGCAATTTCCGCGCAAGTATTTTCCGTTACAGCATGTTGTGAACATTGTTACCGGGAGTATCTTGTTGCAATACCGGCATTGCTTTAGTTTTGAGTTGCGTGGCATCTTTCCCTCCAGTTGCACCAGCGACATTTGAAGTCCGTCTTGTCGCGCGTGATGCGCGGCATCTCCAGCGCAGACTTTGCGGAGATCACCTGAACGCCACGGTCAGACGCCCATTGCGCCACCGATGCGTCGAGGTCGAAATACTGGAACAGGAGTTCAGATGTGTCCGTGTTCAACGCAGTGAACAGGCATTGCTCCAGCCCCATGTAGGCCATGTAAACGTGGCACTGCGCCCAATAGACGGGATGCGACTTCGACACGCCTTTCGTGTCGCACTCCTTCCACTTGGACGACTTCATAATCTTGTGCTCCCAGAGCGCCGGGTATTTCACGCCAACGTCCGGGCCGCCGACGAACACACCGTCCAGGTGGCCCGAGATTTTCCCGTTCGCCACCTTGAAGCCGAACTGCTTACCGGCCTTGTCGTGCGTGCGCAGATCGAAGCCCGCCTTCTTTAGCCAGTCAGCCGTCTCCTCCTCGTGCATGTGCCCGAGGCGGAAGCGCCGGATAGTCTTGCCACGGAACTGCGGCGCATCGTCCACCGGAGCCTTCGCATGTTCGTAGTAGAGTGCGCGCAGACACTCGACGCCGAGGCGCGAGCCGCCCAGGTAGTCCCTCGCAGGTTGTGCCGAGTTCTCCGCTTCCAACGCAGCGTCGATAAGCCGGTTGATGCGGTCTGCGATCGTCTTGTTCGCGTTGGGGGCGAAGTCCATCAACCCGCCCTCCGTGAACCGATCCTTATGCGCCTGTATCGTCATTCGCTTCCTTCAGCCGCTCCGCGGCGAGTTGTTGGTAGTGCGGTGACTGCAGCCAGTGCGCGTGACATAGACTGCGGTTGTCCGTGAAGAACGGGGCGGGCGCATGACAGATGGCGCATGGCGGGAGTTCTTCGTGGGTTTTCATTCGACACTTTCTACAGCGTGGGCGTGAGTAGAGGGCAGATCGGACGAAACACCACCACCGCATTCGGGAACGGTGCAGGGTCTTTGCATCCACCGAACCTAAGCCGCCCCTTGATGAACCGCACCTCGCCTTTCATCGCATAGTCGTGCCACCACCGCGTATCGGTGCGAGACGGCACAAGACACACGACCGTTGCGCCCGCAAGCGATGACTCGTATGCCTTCCTCATCCACGCGCCTATAGCGCGCCCGTATGGCGGATTCATCCAGCACCGACCGCGCCATTCCTGCGCGAGACCGTCTTCCATGGGTGTGTAGTAGCGTTCGCACTTCTTGTTCTCTGGAAGCGCGCACACATCAACGTCGAATGCGAATTCTGCGTTGAGCTTCGCAAAGAAGTCGTGCGGAGTTTCCCAAACGATCGACTTGCTGCTGTAGTGAACTTCGTTCACGCCGTCATCCTTTCCACTGGTTTACCCGCATGGGCATCCTCCAACTTCCGCTGAATGCCTTTGGAATTAAAACGGAACGTCAAGAAGCACGCCGCCCTGTAGCGCGACATCCCGATCGCCTCCAACGCCCCCAACCCCAAGTAACGTAACTGACTGTCCGTCACCGGAGACTTGAGCCACGTCTTCGACTTCTTGGCGGCCGTGTCGTCCCCGTGCTCCCTTAAAAAATCATCCGCTGCCGCGAGGCACAGCATCCGCTCGCCACGCGCAATGACCCGTATGCCCACTTCCTTGCCGCCGCCCAGTGCGTTCCACACACCCTTGTAGAGCACGCACATGCCCCATGCGTCGAACGCGGTGGCGCACGATACCTGGCCGTCCCAGAGGTCTTCCCACTGGAAGGGTGACTGGTTCAGGATGTCCACCTCGGTCAACGCGAAGTCCGTCAGCACGTCCTTGGGTAGCTGCAGGACGTCATCGATCGCGATGAACTCGTAGCCGCACAGCGGGCACTCGAAGACACCGGCGGGGACGAGCCCGGCGCACTCCGGGCACTGCTTCTTGGGGGCTTCGTGCTTGTGGAGTTCGCCGCGGCCGAGGGAGGCTTCCTGCTCCAGACTTCCATGCGTTAGCACGCTCGTGCCAAAATCGAGCACGATGCAATCATGCTTCACGACGCCCGGGTGTATCTCCGGATCCACCGTGCGCAGGCCGCGGCCTACCATCTGAATGAAAACGCTCTTATGGCTGTTCGGGCGCAGAAGGACGATGCAGCTGACAGGCTGGCTGTCGAAGCCTTCGATAAGAACGGCGCAGTTGACGACGACCTGGAGGTTGCCTTTGTCGAGACGGCGCAGGATGGCTGCGCGCTCTCCGTCCGGCGTCTCTCCCGATACCACCTCTGCGGGGACGCCCGCCTTCGTGAACGACTCGGCAACGTGCGCCGCATGCTCCACGGTCGACGCAAAGACGATGGTCTTGCGGTCGCCTGCGACCTTGCGCCACTCCTCGATGATGCGCTCCGTCAAGGGCGCCTTGTCCATGATGGCGGCAACCTGTCCCATGTCGAACTCGGCGGCCGTCTTCTTGACCTTGCGTAGATCGCCTTGCGTGCCGATGTCCACCACGAACGTGCGTGGCTTGACGAGGTTGCCAGCGCGTATGAGTTCACCCAGCGTGATCTGGTCAGCGATGTTGCTGAAGACCTTGCGGAGAGACTTGCTGTCGCCGCGGCCGGGGGTGGCGGTGACACCGAAGATCGCGCACTTCGGGTTCGCCTCGCGCGCCGTGTCGATGATCTTCAGGTAGCTCGACGCTGCGATGTGATGCGCCTCGTCCACTACCACCACGTCGAATGGGTTGAACTTCAGGCGCTCCAGGTTCTGCGGGCGCGACATCGTTTGCACCATGCAAAACGTGACCTGACGGTCCAGCTGCTTCGTGCTCGCGTCGTAGACGCCTGTCGACACGCCGGGGATGACGCGCCGGAACTTCTCGCGGTTCTGCGTCGTCAGTTCGTCGCGGTGGGCAATGACGAGCGCGCGCCCAGTCTTGCCTACGAGCTCGCCAGTCACCGCAGAGAGCATTATTGTCTTGCCCGCTCCGGTCGGGGCGACGCCCAGCGTGTTGCCGTGCTCACGCAGCGCGGCTACGGCGCGGTCTTTGAATTGCAGTTGACGTGGACGCAACAGCATTATGGGTTCGCCTGAAAGAACGCGCGTGAAAATCCGGGTGGAGTGGCGGATCGCGCCGCCTTAGTGCGCTCACTCTTTCCGCCGTAAAGCTTCCACATCTTACTGCCCTCAGTGGGCTCAACGTCGGTGCGCGGAAGGTTTGGATTGAAGCGCCCCCATAGGAGCGTCTTCTTGGTGTATGGGTCTCCGTAGTGATTCGGCTGGAATCGAAGCAGCGGCTCGCCCAGCCACTTCACCAACTTTCCGGCGGGATTTTCCGCAGCCCAAAAGTCGACCTTTAGAACCCACGCAAGTCGAACGCAGCAATCCACGAGCGCCAGCCCCTCGCGGATCACGTCGTCACTGCGGCGATGCTTCGCTCCGCTGCCCGCAAACGCGGTGCATACGGGCGCAGCGAGCATGCCGTGGACGCGCCCGATGTAGTCGCGCACGTCATCAAACTCTGAAGACAGCCTCGGCGTCGCAGATGGGCGGGACGGCCACAGGCGTGCGTCGTCACCGAACTTCAGATCGACTTGGATAACGTCGTATCCAGCCTCGCGATACGGCGCAGACCACACGCCGCTTTCATCGCATAGACTCAAGATGATGTTTTTGTTCGACACTTTCAACACCGAAGTTAAAATAAGTAGCCCGTCTCGTGGGCCAGTCGGCCTGCGCCCGTCGCTCCGTAAGGACTGGGCGAACCCAGGAGGATCCAGAGCGCGTCGTCGCAAGCGGCCGGAGTTTTCTCATGTCACCCCACCGCCGGCTGGGAGCGAGTTCTTAAACAGCCCGCTCGAGCCGGGCCACCTCGTCCTCTAGGCGCGCAGTGAGGTCGCTCACCGTGCTGCTGATCTGGTGCATACGCTGCTCCAGAGATGGCGCTTCCATGTGACCGCCACTTTCCTTGCGGCCATCCTGAGGAACTCCGAGCCCCGACAGTCGCGTGTTCGCCCCGCGCAGCCGATCGAGCGCACGGCTCACGTCGTCCAGCGTGTTGACGATCCCATCGCAGATGGACGGCAGGGAGGGTTGTACTGCCGGAACTGCGGAGCACATTTGGTGTGTCATGTCGCGCAGCTTCTCGGTGTTGTTCAGCGCGCCGCGCAGGCTGCTGGGAATGTTTTGGGCGTGATTCATCTGGTTCTCCTGTGCTTATGCGATGGCCGCGCTTACAGCCAGGCCGGTTTGTTGGTGGCGGGCGTGGCCTGCGCGGGTGCTTGCGTTGCGCCTGCCGCCGGTGCGCCCCACGCCGGAGCCGATGCTGCCGGTGCCTTAGCGGGTGCCGCGCTCTGCCCCGAGTAGCCCGCCTGCTTCATCTCCAGTAGCTTCGCGAACTTCTTGCTGGTCGAGCTCTCCGGGTTCGGCGTGAGGAACGCCTTGATGCGGTTTTTGTCGTCGTAGCCGGCCTCCTTCTCGATGCCGATCTCCATGGCGACCGTGAGCCCGTTCAACGCGGCGTAGTCCGCGATCTGGTAGCCGGCCATGTTCGACTGCGATGCGCCGCGGCCGACTTCGAGGATGGAGCGGATCGCGCTGCGGCCCATGTTGATCCACTTCTCGCTGCCGGCGACGCCGATCTTCTCCCAGATTTTGCGGCGCGCGAACGGGCCTTCGCTGACCGTCACTTCGATGTCCAGGTAGGCGCTGCCCTCGGTCGCCTTCGACTGCGTGACCATGTTGCCGTTGCTCGGGCGGATGTTGAGGATGCCGAAGGCCAGCGTGCCGTCCGGTATGGTGCCGAAGTCCTGCTGCGGTGCTGCGTTGCTGAAGTCATGCATTGCGGTGTGCTCCTTCTGTGTTAAGCAGTTTTGGGTGGTTGTGCCGCGTGTGTGTGCGCCAGCGGGTTCGTACGGAACCCCTGGATGTCCGCTTCATCGGCGGCCGTAAGCGGGCCGTCGTGCACGCGCGCCCGGTTCGTGCAGACGCGGTTCACGTAGCGCGCGATCGTCTGGTTGTCGAAGTTCAATACTACAAATTCGACATTGGGGGTGTGCGAAGTCACATCGTCTCCAGAGCCCGATGCTCATCTATTGGGTCGATGCCGTCGATAACCACCAGCGGATCTACTTCGCGTAGCAGGCCGGCGATGACCAGCGCGCGATCTTTTTCATTGTGCGTCATGCCAGACTCACGCATACCGTCAACAAGCCGCGATATCACGCCGCCCAGGCTCTCCGCCTGTATGTTGTAGCCACGCTGCAGGAACTTGCGAATGCGCAGGATGGAGCCACCGGCGTCTTCCTCTCGCACCGGGAAGGTGTAGACGAGGCGCCGCGCAGCAAGGTCAGAATAGAACTCCGCATGCACCACAGATGTCCAACGATTGTTTTCTGCGTCGAACCAGACGATCGCTTGGCAGACCGTGAAGTCGAGCGAATCCATCAGAGCCACCGGATCGTCGTATTTCCAGCGGGTGATGAATTGTGCCGGGATGCGAGGCGGGGCGAGCACGGTGATCGCGTTGTCGGTCTTGTGCGTGCGCCCCTCGCGCGATACGGCGAGGTAGTTGGCGCATGTATCGAGGTCGGAGTCAGCGCGGCCGAACAGGTCAATGTCGTTGACCTTGCCGCCGGCAATCGTTTCGCGGATGTATCCACCGCCGACATAGAGACCGTTGGATCTCACCATGTCACGGACATCGCGCGGCAGACGAGAGACAACGAACTGCAAGTCTCTGTGGGTAAGTTGGCTCATGCCGCCACTCCTTCCGCGGGCAACCCCGTCTGCACCAGCGCGTCGCGCCGCGCGCCGCCCTTGATCTTCGCCATGAGCTTGCCCAGGTGCGGCTCCTCGACGCACTCCAGCCGGCCGGAGCGGTCCTTGGCGGGGTATCCCCACTGGTTGATGGTGTGGCAGACGAAGGCGCGGTGCTTTCCTTGCTCACCGAAGTCCACTTCGGACATCGAAATGACCTGATCGACGACACCCGGGAGCTCCAAGCCGGCCTTGCCGCCGTCGATTTGCGGCTGAAAGAAGGTGCGCTCGAAGTCATCCTTCTTCTTGTCGAGAATCCCGACAAACCAGATGTTCTTCCCGGGCGTGTGCTGGAACTGAGTGAGCCACCCGACGAGTTCCTGCCCGTGCAGGCCGTAGGCGCCGCGCGTGTCGGGCTTGCCGGTCTTCTCGCTGAACGCCTGCGGCTGCCCCTTGCTCCACTGCAAGCACAGGCGCCCGGCGACGGTGATGGAGTCGATGAACACCGTCTCGTATTTGTCCATGAACGACGGGGCACCGAACATCGCCTCGCCGCACACATGCTCGTAGTGAGCCGGGCTGTAAGGCTGATCCGGGCGCATCGCCGGATTGGGGCCACCGATCCAGCAGGCAAAGTTGCGCGCCGTCTCCCAGTCGCGTATTTGAATGCTGTCGCCACCCCAGTCCTCCACGGCCAGCATGCCGGCCTCGAGGTCAAGAGCAAGCGTCGTTTTCGGGTCCAGCGTGCGCAGGAGAGAGGTTTTCCCAATCCCGCTTCCACCGAAAATGACGCCCTTGATTGCCGACTTCTGCTTCAGCCGTTCGTCGGCCGTGACTATCCTGATTGCCATGCGAGTTGACTCCTTAGTTGTTCTTCAGTTTCAACGCCGCTTCGATGCGGCCCTTAACTTCACCGGGTTCCAGCGAGGAGCGCAGATTGGCGGCGTGCGTGATGACCATGCAGCCAGCCCTATCCGGGTCTGTCTTGCAGCATGCTACGACCTCCTCGGCGTGAACGAACGTGCCGTCGTGGTCGTCGATCGTTACCCAGAACATCACGACTCCTTCTTCACGAGGGTGATTTTGATGTCGCCGTATTTCGTGACGCGCCCCTCATCCAGCTGCGCCCGAAGCTCACTTGATAAAGTCTTGTATTTCTTCTCCGGCACCGCGAACTTGATGTCGAAGACTTCCTGCGCCCGGTCCCACGGCATCGTGCGCGCCACGCCCATCAGGACCGCCGTATCCCACTCGACCTTCTTGGAAATGTCGGCCTTGATCTCGATGCCATCGCCGCCGTCGACAGTGACCGTGCCCGACTGCTTCCCCGAGAGGGTATACATCTGCCTCACCCTCTCCGCAGTCGCGGCGGTGATCTGTTCGTCGATGGCTGCGATGGACTGCCTCACCGCAGAGAGTTGTTGTTCTGCCGTCGCCCGCTGCAGGTAAAGCTCACTGAGAGTCGCCATGTTTTACGCCTGCGCCCGGGCCGCGACTTCGCTGCAAGACAGCGGGCTCTCGACCATCTCCGACTCATCACGAAGTATGACCAGGGAGCCATCCCCGGACAGGGCCGGCATGACTCGCACGATGTCTTGTTTCGCCACAAATTCACCCGTCTCGTCGTTTACTGTTACGAACATTTTTACGACCTCTCTGTAAGTGCCTCGTTGTTGTCGGAAGTGCTGAACTGCGCCGTCACAGTGCGCCCCATTTTTTCGTTCGTCAATGCGTCGGACGTTCGACAACGGGTGACGAAATCTCGTCAGTGGCGGGTTTCGTGAAATAATCCACACGCTCCTAACGGATAAGGTATGCTTCCAAGGTCAATTTCAGGCGCCGCTCCTTGGCGAGCTGCATGAGTTCGATCCACCGGTCCATAGGGATACTGCCGCGCTCGCGCCACTTCTCGACCGCCTTTTCCGTGACGTCGAACCCCATGCCGCGCAGACCCTCCACCATGGACGGGACACCCTTGAACTTCTTGATTACCAGAGGCACGTTTATTTTCATGGTAAGCCTGCCACCCGTAGAATTTTGTCGTTTTGATGTTCGACATTATGTAGACTACATTTTGTCTAGTCAATGGGTTTCGTGCGAAAAGTCACATATGAAGTTTGATTTCCTACAGTGTGTAGGGGTAGTATCCGTGCCGCTCTACGATTAATTACAGGAGATTCAACACGATGGTAACCAAAGATTTTCGCAAAGAGTTCGGGCGCAAAGTTCAAGTCCTAATGCTGAAGAAGGGATGGAACCAGTCAGAACTCGCGCGTCGCGCAGACATGGGCCGGGATAATGTAAGCGGTTATATCAGGGGCAAGAACATTCCCAACTCCAAGCACCTGAAGAAACTAGCGGAGGCGCTGGACGTGCAGCCGGATGATCTCTACCCGGGACTGATTGCGTCTCTCGTGGACGAGACACCCAAGTTCGAGTTCAAGTCTCTGAACAATGCGCCCGGCAAAGTGATGCTGCGTATCAGCCAGGTTGTATCAGAGGACGTGGCAATACAAGTGATCGCCATCCTACGCAAGGAGGCCGCGAAGTAATTGTTGACATCGTTCTACATTCTGTAGGACGATAATCGACATGCTACTGAACGACAAGAAGGTTGCGGAGATTCTCGATATAAGCGAACGCACACTGCAGCGCATGCGGGCGTCCGGCGAGATAGAGTTCACCCGCGTGCGCGGCAAGCCGCGTTACACACCACAGCAAGTTGAGGACTATATATGTCACGCAAAAGTAAGGGTCACCAACTCCGACTCCTTGGCGACGTCTGGTATATCTGTTGGTCGGATTACGACGTGGCAGCAAAGAGAAGCCGCAGTCAGCGCCGCACTACGGGGACGGGAGATCGCTCGGAAGCTGAAGCGATCCTCGCAAACTTCATCCTCGAGAAGCGAGCGGTAGACTCTCTCTCCTCCTCCGACTCCCCGGTATCTTTCTTTCTGGTCGACTATTGGGAAAATCATGCCGGCAGTGTCGAAAGTAGCGAACGTCAACGCTCCATTCTTCAACACCTAAAGGCGCACTTTGGCCTCGTCCCGCCGGACGCCATCGATATCCCAATGGTGCAGGACTACGTGGCTGCGCGGCGCCGCGGAGCGATCGGAACCTGCCCGGCCGGGGATGGCACGGTTCGGCTGGAGCTCACCTACCTCGTGGCTGCGCTCAACTTCGCCGTCAAGCACAAGAAGCTGGACCGCGCCAAGGTGCCCCACATTCCTATGCCGCCTGCGCCCGCAGCGAAGGACCGCTGGCTCGAGCGCGGCGAGGCGGAATCGCTGCGCGAGGCGTGCGCTGACTTCCGGCTGCGCCTGTTCGTGGAGATGGGCTTGCACACGGCCGCACGCAAGCGCGCGATCCTGAACCTGCGTAAGAGTCAGGTTGACTTGGAGCGCATGCAGATCGACTTCAATCCGCCCGGGCGCATACAGACGAAGAAGCGACGGCCGAAGGTGCCGATCGCCACGGCGCTCCTGCCGTGGATCCAGAAGGCTTACGCGGTGTGGCCAGACAGCGAACTCGTCATGGGCGCGAGCGGAGACATCGGGACGACCTTCGATACCGCCTGCCGCAAAGCGGGGCTTGAGCCCGACCGGCCGTGGGTGCTGGAGAAGCGCAAGCCCAGCCGGGTGGAGCTCGACGCTTACCGCCGGGCACGCGTGACGCCGCATACCCTGCGGCATACGTGGGCAACGTGGGCAGCGCAGAGCAAGGTTTCACTGTGGGAGATCGCGGGCGTCTTGGGCGACACGCTGGCGACGGTGGAAACGAAGTATGCCCATCACCATCCCGACTACCTGCGGGATGCAATCAACTTCAACAACGAACGGGAGAAGCAATCGTGACCAATAAAGGGGCGCCAGTAAGTCGACAGCACGACATGGCAATGGGATTCAATGGTCTACTTCGTCGAATGGCAGAGAGGTATTGCGTGAATACACGTCCGCCAAAACGCCAAAGGGTTGAACGCGGTAGCGCGCAGAAAACGCTTCCCACCGACGACCAGGTGCGGGAGGTCCGTCGACTACATGAGGTCGAAAAACTGACGCACAAGCAAGTTCACGCCAGATTTCCAGGCGTCTCTTTCCTGCATATACGCGCGGTTCTCGCCTATACGACACGATGCAAAGTTATTTAGGAGAAAATAATGCCTGACCTGATAGACGCAGCCCAAGACGCCGACGCGCGCAACCGCGAGGCGTGCATACGCGAAGTGCCGTATACGCACCAGCGGGTCCAGCCCACCGGCTACTGCTACAACTGCGGTGACCACACGCACAGCCTCTTTTGCGACGCAGACTGCCGCGACGACTTCGAGAAGCGGCAACGCATAGGGAAGATCGGGGGTGTGCAGTGAGCGCGCGATGGGAGGTGGTGTTCGACGGCCCATCAAATCCCATGCTGCAAGCGCCGACCGGCGAGGTTTACCGGATCAATCAACTTGGAACTGGCCGTATGTCCGTATGGGGGAGCCCGACGGATGAAGACTTGCATCATTGGGTAGCGAGAGCAATGAATGCTGAAGCAAAGAATCAACGCGCCTACTTCGCCGCCCACGCGCCCATAGGCATACGTGACATCATGTCGCTGCTACCCTCCATGGACATCCACAGCGACAGCGACAGGGCCGCCGTGTGCGCCGTGCTGGCGAAGTTTCGGGTGGAGTATGCGGACGCGATGATTGCGGAGGTGGGAGATGAGTAACCATACGACGGCCACGGAGGAGATGGGTATTTCTCAAAACCATCCTATGATCTCGGTATCTACCGTTGAACGCATCGAAATCACAGGTGCGTTCAATCTCGATCCAGTTCGCGTCTATATCGAGGATTACGAGCCGGGAAAGGGCCGCATCACGATCAGTTGCTTTGACGCCGCATGGGTCGGCTACTGGAATGCGATGGGCGGGCGCACCGTGCGCGAGTTCCTGCGTCAAGTGGATGCGGATTACGTTGCGGGAAACATGATGTGCGCGTCAACGCTGAAAAGCGGCCAGCACAACCGTCGGTATCTAACCAGAGTAATTCAGGCGGTGCTGGACGCTCTGCGCGTTGCGGAGGCAAAGTAGTTGCGCACAACTTGCGCATAATCCGCAAAATCTGTAGCACTTTGTCGAAAGTTGTCTGACAGTGACCGGATCACCGCAGAGGTAAATGTTGATGTAGAACGGTTTTCTACATTCGACAATTAGTCGTATTACTACTACGGCGGGCTGGCGGACAAGATCGAGGGCGCCGTCATACCCACCGACAAGCCCGACACGTTGAATTACACGCGCCACGAGCCGCTGGGCGTCATCGCCGCGATCATTCCCTGGAACTCGCCGCTGCTGCTGCTCGCGTGGAAGCTCGCGCCTGCCCTTGCCGCCGGCAACACCGTCGTCGTGAAGCCGTCGGAGTACACGTCGGCCTCGGCGCTGGAGCTCATGAAGCTGATCGAGGCCGCGGGCTTTCCGCCGGGTGTGGTCAACGTGGTGACCGGCTACGGCGCGGCGGTGGGCACGCCGCTCGTGGAGCATCCGCATGTCGCGAAAATCGCGTTCACCGGCTCCGACGCCACCGGGCAGAAGATTTACGAAAGCGCCGCGCGCGGGCTCAAACGCGTCTCGATGGAGCTCGGCGGCAAGTCGCCCAACATCGTGTTCGACGACGCGCAGATCGACAACGCGGTGAAGGGCGTGATCTCGGGCATCTTCGCCGCCACGGGCCAGACCTGCATCGCGGGATCGCGGCTGCTCGTGCAGCAGTCGATACACGATCGGTTCGTCGAGAAGCTCGTCGCGCTCGGACGCACGGCAAAGATGGGCGATCCGATGAGCCTGGAAACGCAGGTGGGCCCCGTCACCAATCCGCCGCAGCTCGAGAAAATTCTCAAGTACATCGATATCGCGAAAGGCGAAGGCGCGCAGCCGGTCCTGGGTGGCACCCGCGCGTCGCGGCCCGAATGCGGCAACGGCTGGTTCGTGGAGCCGACGATATTCACGGGCGTCACCAACGCCATGCGCATCGCGCAGGAAGAGGTGTTCGGCCCCGTGCTGTCGGTGATCC